TGCCCTCCGGCGTGGTGGACGAGTTGTGCGAGCTGAACGGCGTGCTCGCGGTGCGCTATCTGCCGGCCGATGTCTGACATCGAGAAGCTGCGGCGCGAGATCGACCGGCTGGACGACGAGGTCGCCACCGACGCCGCGAACGAACAGCACTACGAACTCCCTCCCGGCTTCTTCACGCGTGTCCTCGGCCCGCGCCTGAAATACAGCAGTTGCATCTGGCCGGACGGCGCGGCACCGTCACCCGCGACGACGCACTGTCCGTCCCCGCCGTGATGCGGGGCCGGAACATGATCTGTTCGATCTCCACACTGCCGCTGGAATGCGTCGACGCCACCAGCCGGCCGCGTCCGTCGCCGCTACTGGACCAGTTCGATCCGAACGTGGCGAACTCGGTTCACCTGGCGACCACGTTCGAGGACCTGCTGTTCGACGCGGTGGCATGGTGGCGGGTCACCGGGTTCGACGCCACCGGCTACCCGTCCCGGGTGCAGCGCTACGCACCGGACCAGGTGCAGCTGCAGACCCCCGCCGACTACCGGCGCGGGTTCCTGCCGTCCGGGCTGGCCACCGAAGGTGTCGTGTGGATGGACTCCGAACCGGTGCCGTTCAGTGAGGTGATCCGGTTCGACTCACCGAATCCGGCGCTGCTGGGCCCCGGCGCGAAAGCGGTCCGCCGGGCCCTGGCCCTGGACGACGCGGCCGAGTTGTACGCCCGGTCGCCGCGGCGGCGCGGCTACTTCTCCCCGACCGACGGTGCCGACCCGGCCGACGACGACCGGATCCAGGACATCCTCACCGAATGGGCCGAGGCCAGCGCCGAACGCGTCGACGGTTACGTCCCGGCCGCCCTGGAGTACACGGCCATTCAGGATTCGACACCGGCCGAACTCCAGCTGGTCCAGATGCAGCAACGCGCGGGCCTGGACCTGGCGAACGCCCTGGGGATCGATCCGGAAGACCTGGGGATCAGCACCACCAGCCGCGTCTACCAGAACGCGACCGACCGCAGACAGGATCGCATCAACGACACGTTGGCCCCGTTCATGCTGGCCCTCACGGACCGGTTGAGCATGCCGGACGTGACACCACCGGGTCAGCGGATCCGCCACAACCTGGACGGCTACCTGCGCGCCGACCCCCGGACCCGGGCCGAGGTCCACCAGATCTACGCCACCTTGGGAGCCACCGACCCGGCGGAGATCCGTACCGAGGAAGGCCGGCCGCCGCGCGCCGTCACGCCGCCACCGGCCGCAACCGTTTCGGCTGATCAGACAAGGGTGATGTCATGACACGGATGCTGTTCGAACCGGCGTCGCTCACGTTCGCCGTCGACGGCCGTCAACGGACCATGACCGGTGTGGTGATGCCCTGGGGATCTGTCGGCAGGCACGCAGACGGGCGCCGGTGGCGGTTCCCGCGCGGCTCCCTCCAGTTCGCCGCCGGTGGCCGGTACCTGAGTCTCAACGACGAACACGCGACGAGCGTGCGGATCGGCCGGGCCGTCGACGTCCAGGACACCGATGAAGGTCTGGTGGCCACGTTCGCCGTCTACGACGGTCCGGCCGCCGACCGGGCCGTGACCCGGGCCGCGGCCGGAGTTCAGGCAGGATTGAGCGCGGAAGTCGAATTCGACGCGGCGGACACCGAACCGGACCCTGACGACCCCGGCACCCTGATCGTGCACCAGGCCCACCTCACCGCCGTGGGGCTTGTCGCCAAACCAGCATTCAGCACGGCGCGATTGGTCTCGGTCGCCGCCAACCACCAAGGAGGACCTGTGAACATCTGCGGCCAGTGCGGCGCTGACCTGATCGACGGCGTCACCCACGAATGCGCCCCGGAGGCAGCCACCGCGGCGTCCGCCGTGTTCAGTGCGGCACAGATGGACCAGCTCCGGTCGATGCTCGGTGCGGGCAACGGGCAGATCCAGCCCCGGCCGGTCGTCGACCCGATCGCCGGACGGGCCCCGGCGGCACCGGCCCGGGTCGTCGAACCCCTGCCGTACCGGTTCTCCTACCGGCCGGGTGCCGAGTTCGGGTCCCGGTACACCTTCGCCGCCGACGCGGACCACGACTTCAGCCGTGACATCTTCGCCATCATCAACAGCAACGGTTCCGACAGTGCGGCTGTCAACCGGGTCAACGCGCTGATCTCGGCGGCGTTCGACACCGACCGTGCCGACCTTCCCGGCCTGTCCCCGAACGTCAACCGGCCCGACCTGTGGATGCCGCAGCTCGACTACCCGACTCCGCTGTGGGACCTGCTCGGGTCCGGGACCACCGATGAACGGCCGTTCGACGTGCCCAAGTTCAGCTCGTCTTCGGGGCTGGTCAACGCCGCCACCGAGGGCACGGAACCGGCGGTGGGCTCGTTCGTCACGGCTATGCAGACCATCACCCCGACTCAGGTGTGGGGGAAGCTGGAACTGACCCGGCAGGCAGCCCGCCGGGCCAGCACTCCGCAGCTGTCCGGGATCCTCTGGGACCAGATGATGCGCGAGTACTTCGAGGATCGTGAGGCGTCGATCGCCACGTTCCTGAACACTCTGACCGCGGCCACCGACATCAGCCTGCCCGGTGTCGACGCGAGCCCGGACAACACGCAACGGCTCGAGAACTGCGCCGCGCTGGAAGCGGCCCTGGCGTCTCTGCAGTTCGACCGGGGCGGTAACCAGATCACCGCGTTCGCCGTGCACCGGGCACTGTGGACGCTGCTGGTGGCCACCACCGACACAGCCGGAAGGCCGTTGTATCCGCAGATCTCCCCGATGAACGCCAACGGCACCGTCGGTGCCCGATACCGCAGCATGAACATCGGTGGCGTGACGGCCGTCCCGGCGTACGGTTTGGACCCGTCGGCCGGCGCGAACGCGTCGGTCAACTCGTGGCTGTTCGACCCGTCCCGCACCAGGGCGTGGGCGTCCGCCCCGGAACGTCTCGACTGGAATTTCGGGGCGACCGTGCAGACGGCGAACATTCCGCAGCTGTCGCACGTCACCATCGGCATCTACGGAACATGGACATCGGTTCGGTTCGTCAGGTCATCTTCGACAAGAACACGGCAGCCTGATGCCCGCGCCGAAGACACCCCCGGCGCCCGGTCTCGGCGACGTGGTCCTGTACCGGCTCACTGAGGACGACGCCGCGGACGTCGAACGTCGGCGCGCGGACTGGCAGGCGTCACCGTCGGCCCGGTGGGGGTATCAGGCCCACGTCGGGAACCCGGTGCGTGCCGAGTCTGTGTACGCGGCCACGGTCGTGTCCGTGTCCGGGCCGTCGACGGTGAACCTGACGGTCCTGCTGGACGGAACCGACACCCTGTGGGTGAGGTCCGCCAGTGAGGGCACCGGGCCCGGCACGTGGGCGCGGCCACCGGCATGACCGTCACCGCCGAGACGAGTGTGGCTGTCTCCCTGACCGTGGGGCAGACGTGGCACATGAGCGCGTTCGTCGTCGACGACGACGGCATCGCGTCGTCGACGGCCCCGGTCGTCACGGTCACCCTCCCGAACGGCACCACCACCACCCCGGACGTCTCCGCCGCCGAGACGGGCCGCTACAGCACTACCGTCGTCACCGCGGTGGCGGGACGGCACACCGCGGTGTGGGCGACCGCGTTCGGGGCCGCCCACTTCAGTGCGTGGGCCGACCCGGTGGTGACCGCCGCGGGCATGCCGGACCGGGCCGAGTTCAAGCAGTACGCGGGGCTCACAGACACGTCCCGGGACGACGAGATCGATGTGGCCCTGGTGTCGGAGGCCGCGGCGCAACGTGCCGTGTGCCGGGTGCCGGCCGCCTATCCGTCCGACCTGCGTGAAGCGCTCATGCGCCGGGTGGCCCGGAACCTGGCGCTGCGGTTGCTGCCGCTGGCGGTGCTCCGCGGTGACGGCGAGACCGGGTCCGACACCATCCTCCCCGGCCGGGATCCGGAGATCCGGCGGCTTGAGGCACCGCACCGGAAGATGAGGATGGGATGAGCATCGCCGGGCACCGTCAGGAGATCGCCGACGCACTCAACGGCGCCGGTCTGCTGATCTCTGCGACCACGGTCCGGCCGCGGGTGATCGGCGCGTTGACGGCGTGGCCGATCGTCGGTGAGCTGACCCGCACGTCCGAGGTCCCGGACATGCTGGTCCAGTGGCGGATCATGATCGTGTTGCCCGTCGACGAGGCTGCCGCGGTGCAGTGGTTCGACGAACATCACGAAACCGTCGACGAGGCGCTGTCCGACGTCGGATGGGTGACGTCGATCGCCGCGACCGCGATGAAGACGGATTCCGGCGACTTCCCCGTCATGGTCGTCACCCTGAACAGAGAGGCAGTCTGATGACGTACGCACGCAGCATGGTCTTCAAAAATCCTGTCGTCACGATCGAGGGGGTGAACTACGGGGCGCAGGTGTCGAAAGCCCGTCTCGTCCCGGACACCCCGATTCAGACCATGCGCACGTTCGGCGGCGTCGACCAGGACTCCGACACCACGTCGTGGACGCTGGAACTGGCCGGTCACCAGGACCGCGGTACCGGAGGCCTCGGTAAGGCCCTGGACGACGCGATTGCCGCCGGCGGCACTCTGACCCTCGTGATCGCCGCGAAGCCCGGCGCCGGTCAGGATCAGGCCACGGTCGAGATCGTGCCGGTGCCCATCGAGTTCGGCGGCGAGACGGGCGCCTGGAAGGCTTTCGAACAGACGTTCGCATGCATCGACCAGCCGGTCTTCGCGCAGAGTTCCTGAAAGGCACGCCGTGAAATTCACCTTCGAAATCCGCCCGGACGGTCAGCCTCCGTTCCGGGCCGTCGGTTCGTCCCGGGACATCTCCACGTGGGAGAAAACGACGAAAGGGGCGTCTCTCGGGAAGCTGCAAGAGGACATGTCTGTGACGGCGCTCTACCAGATCGCCTTCCACACGTGCCGACGCCAAGGACTGTGGGCCGGCACTCTCGCCGAGTTCGAAGCGAACTGCGACATCGACAACATCGACGACGACGACCAGGACGACGACGACCCTTCCCCGTCGGCAGCGTGACCCGCAGCGACATCTCGCTGGCGCTGTCGACCGGGTGGCCGTACCCGGTCGTGGCACGGTTGGACGACCGGGTCAAAGCCACGATGTGGGACCTGTTAGAAGACGCTGAGGACGCACGAAAGGACGCGAACCGTGGCTAGGACGTCGTTGTCCGTGCAGATCAGGATCACCGGGCTGGGCCCGACACTGCGCGCCGTGTCGCAGCTCCCCAAGGAGGCGCAGGACCGGTTGCGGGACGCGTCGCTGAACCTGTCGCAACGTCTCGCCGTGTCCGCGGCGGCGGCCGGCCGTGCCGAAGGTGGCCAGGCCGCGTTGGTGGCGTCGACGGTGAAAGCACGCCGTGACCGGGTCCCGGTGGTGGTGGCCGGAGGTACCGGCAGGTTGGGCCGCAACCGCAAACCGGCGTTCAAGTTGCTGTTCGGGTCCGAGTTCGGCAGCACTTTCTTCCGCCAGTTCGGCAAACCGCACATCGGGTCAGGCTCGTACTGGTTCTTCGACACGGTGGACCGGTCGCAGGCCGTCATCGCCGCCGAGTGGCAGGCCGCGGCTGACGCGGTGGTCGCCGAGTTCGGGGGGCTGTGATGGCGGCCGGGGTCCGTAGCGTCAAGATCCGTTTCTCCGGCGACGCCAAGGACTTGACCCGGGCCGCCCGGCAGGCATCCGACGCCGTGTCCAAAGTCGGCAAGGGAGTGGCGTCGGCGGCCGGGTCGCTGGCATCCGGGATCGGGTCGGCGCTGTCGACGGCCCTCGACATGATCCCGCCCATGGGTAAACCCGTCGCGGGTCTGCTGGTGGCCGGGCTCGCCAGTCAGGCAGCCCCGGCGATCGGTGCGGCCATCTCGTCCGGGGTCCTGCTGGGGCTGGGCGGTGGGATCCTCGCGCTGGGCATCAAGTCGGCCGCGGACAGCCCACAGGTCAAAGCCGCGTTCAAGGGCCTCAAGAAGACGGCCGGCGGCGTGTTCGAAGATTTCGGGACCCCGTTCGAGAAACCCCTGGCGCGTCTCGCCGCGTCGATCGGCCGGACACTGATCAGCCTGGCACCGCAGATCACCGGACTGGGCAAGATCATGGCGCCGGTCGTCGACAAGATCGGCCCGGCCCTGGACGGGTTCGCGAAAGCGGCGATGCCAGGCATCACCAAAGCGGTCGAATCGTCGGTTCCGCTGTTCAACACCCTGTTCGAGAAACTGCCGAAGATCGGCGAATCGATCGGCGTGTTCTTCACGAAGATCGCCGAACAGGGCCCGGCCGCCCAGAGCTTCTTCGGGGACATGCTGGACGCCATCTCGTGGATCATCGAAGCTCTCGGCACCGTCATCGGGTGGCTCGCCTCGTTCTACAAGTCCGTGCGTGACAACGTCAAACTCGCCTACATGGCGTTCCTGGAACTCAAGGTGAAACTGTTCGGCGTGTTCGGGGACATCCTGGCCGCGGCGCGCAGCAGCCTCTCGTGGATCCCCGGCCTGGACTCGAAACTGGCCGTGGCCGAGGCGAAGTTCGCCCAACTGGCCCGCGACGCTAACGCCGAACTCGCGAAGATCCGAGACAGTTTCAGGGTGACCATCTCCGCCTACTTCAAGACGGCCGCCTACTCCGGCCCCAACGTCGGCGGTTTCACCCCCCGCGCGTCCGGAGGCCCGGTCCGCGCCGGTGGCCTGTTCCGGGCCTGCCGGAAACTCATCCACATAAAACATGCGGCCATCGCGGTCGATGCGCGCATGCTTGTCGCGGCGCAGGGTGGCCGCGAACTCTTCCGGCGTCTTGCCGTACCACTTGGCGACCTCGGGCATTTTATTGCCCAGCGCGCGAATCGCGGCTTCGCCATGCTCATGTTGATTC